CTTGGCGCGTGCGTTTTGGTTTGCCTTGCTTGTGGTCAGTACGTGCCAGGCCCGTGCGGGACTTTACTGCCACGGCATCCCACTAGCTTTGGTTGGCGCGAGCTTTTCGTCTGGGAAACGAAGGTAAGTAGTAGTCACTGTGCAACTCCATTAAGGGTGATGGTCCAACCACGGGATTTGAGGTTGGTGACAGCAGTTGATACAGAAGGCGTACCAGTACCAGTATCGTAATCAATGGTGATGTCTACGTCAGATGCAGGAGCAGACTGACCAGAGGTGTCGATGCTGTTAAGGATGTTTTCGACGGATGTGGCGGTGAGGGAGGAGCAGTTGTTCCAAGAGTTGTTAAAGCAATTGTTATTGATGACAGAAGGTGCCCAAGAATCAAAGAAGTTGGCGGGGAAACTAGTAAGGCTGGAGCAGTTTGACCAAGCGCTGTTAAATCTTCGTACGTTAGAACAAGCAAGTAATGGAAAACTGGTAAGTTTATTGCAGTTATTCCAAGAAAAGCGAAAATCTGTCGCTGAACTAGTATCAATCGCTGGGAAACTGGTTAGCTCTTGATTACCTCGCCAGCACGACGTAAAAATTGTTCCGCTAGACGTGTCAATCAAAGGGAAACTAGCAATCTTGTTGCATCCGTCCCATGTTTGAGTAAAGTTTGTCACCAATGAAGTGTTAATTAAAGGAAAACTGGTGAGATTGCTACATCCGTCCCAAGCACTAGTAAGGTTCGTGGCTGATGAGGTATCAATCAAAGGGAAACTAGTAAGGCTGGAGCAGTCGCGCCAAGTTTGCTGAAGATTTGTCCCACTAGAAGTATCAATCAGTGGGAAACTAGTAAGGCTGGAGCAGCTATCCCAAGTTCTTCGAAAGGTAGTCCCACTAGACGTATCAATCAACGGAAAGCTAGTGAGACTGGAGCAACCGTGCCAGGTGTCTTGAAAGTTTGTCCCACTTGAAGTATCAATTAAAGGAAAGCTGGTGAGGCTGGAGCAGCCGTACCAACTCTGATAGAAGCTTGTAACATTACCCAGATCAACTGAGCCCCACCGCTTCAAATTGCTTGCGTCTTGGGCTACGTTTCCCATGTTGTCATCCCAAAACCCACCACCTTCTACGGATTCATGTTCAACACTTATCTCTTGTAAACCAATATCAGGTCTGAAAGTGCTAGTACCGTTTTGACTGATCGTTACAACGTAATAACCAGGACTTGAATAGGTGTGAGTGGTGTTTGTATTAACAGCAGTGTTAGACGTGCCATCACCCCAATCAATGTCAACCGTGCCAGCCAGCATACCAAAGTTGTAATCAACCGTACTTGGCGTCACTGCTTCGGTGTTGATCAAATAACGGACGTACTTAGGTGCGTAGTCCTGTGAGTTAGTTACTTTAAGATTGACACTTGTGCCTGATGCCTTTAACTTTACCTTCCCTGGATTGCCACTATATCCAGACGCCCATACCAACGTCATACATCACCTCCATCGGGCTCAGTAATGTCGCCACTAGAAGCGTTCGGATCAACCCAGTTGGGATCATATGGGGTGCCATCAGGATTGAACTGTGGTGGTATAGGGCCAACATAATAAGGGCCAACCTTATACAACTCAGCACGTTGCCTTACTGTCTCTACTACACTTGCTGCAAAGTATTCTTCAGCCGTAGTGGCAGTTGTACTGCCTTGAACAGTGCTGAATTCCGCTGCCAAGGCAGGCAGCAGTTCATCGGGGATGGCAATCTGAAATTGAGCCATGGTCAGTTACCTCAGGTTTTGATTGTAGCGAAGCCAATTACGATGGCTTCACTTAAGGAGCCTGCCGTGGCATTGCGGACATTGATGCTGGCAGAACCAGCAGCGGCTTGAGCGTTTAAGGTGTAAGCTCCCGCAGTGCCACCAGAAATGTGATTAAGCAGCAACAAATCGTTGGCCGCAATGCTGCTATTTGTAAGCGTAAAACTCACTGTGGCGCCAGAACTCAATGCAGCTCCGTTCATAGTAATAGCACCGCATGGAGCATTCAACGTAACAGCAGTGCTCTTGTTCGTTGATTGAGTGATGGTGCTTCGGCCAGAAACGTAGCCAAATGTGCCAGCGGTAGAGCTGTAACCAAGATTGCCGCCATCACTCACGCCAGCGTTGTTAAACAAAACAGCACCATTGATGCCCCGAACAAGAGCAACCACGCCAGTGTCATCTGGGAAGCTAATGAAACGATCAGCCGTAGCAGTGATGCTTTGAACAGTAGTAGTGTATGTACCACCATCATCGAGGTTGATGTCGCCGCCAACACCAAGCTCCTTGCCGGTGTCGTCCCAGGTCAGATCCGAGCTAGCGGCAAGGCCAGATGCACCATCGTTGTATTGAATCTCATTAGCACTGCCCGCAGCAGTAGCTCCAGCCGAGCCAGGTACCCATTCGCTAGCACCATTATCCCAAACCAGTGCTTCGCCGTCATTAGGCGGCGTAGTTGTTACATCAACATCGGTTAGATCATCCAGTTGCGTGACTAGAGTCGGGGTGCCACTCAGGTCGCTGTAAGCCCCAGTGCTGGCAACCGTGGCTAGCCCCAGCGTTGTGCGTTGCGCTGCTGCATCGGCGTCATCAAGAAGTGCCTTACCCGCCGCTGTGATGTCGCCGCCCAACTCTGTAGTGCTAACAACGCCAGCAGTGATCGAAGACGTACCATCGGTGGCGACATCCACGTCGCCGCTGATTTTGCCGACAACCTCGCCAATACTGACCTTCTTGGTGACATTTGCGCCAACGTCCACAATCGGCAATACGTCCGTACTTGCCGGATCCGTGTAAGCAGTCAGATCCGTGATCTTGATGTTTGCCATCGTTAAACCGTCAATACTCCGATTTTACTGCGATAGGTGATCAAAGAGTAATTACCCAAACAGCGCCGTCGCTGCCAATTTTCAAACGTGCGGCGATCTATTAAACAATAATCACCCAGCACTCACCGTCACCACCACTGCCTGGAGTGCCGTCTTCTACCCCACCGCCACCGCCGCCAGGAATTGAACCACTAACACCGTTATCACTGCCACGATTCCCTTTGCCCCCATTGCCAGCAATAATGCTTGTGCCGCCTGGCGCGTCATCTGAATCACTTACACCAGCATTACCGCCACCAGCTCCGCCAAATACTGCATTACCACCAGCATAATTGGAAGCCTGTTGTCTGCCCCCGTTTCCGCCAGAAAAAAGGTCAAAGGGTTGATTAGAAACAGATGAGCTGGTTAAAGCGCCCATTCCAAAAGGTGTGCTGCCTATTGCGATTTCACCGTCATCATCATCACCGCCTCTACCACCATAGCTTGTTACATGGCTGCCAAATGTCGAATTAGTTCCGCTTTCACCATTGCCATCAGTTGAGCGTCCCTGACCACCTCGTCCAATTGTGATCGTTTCAGTTGCACCAAGCTCTGATAACGGGAACAGGCCAAATCCACAATTAGATCCGGCTCCCCCGCCACCACCTTGAGTGTTATCTGCACCACCAGCACCGCCACCGCCCCAAATCAACACAATCGCAGTTGATCCACTGCTGGGTTTTGTCCATGTATGTGTACGGGTTGATCCGGTGCCTGACCCAGCGGCAAACGTGTATTTAGTGAACGACGATGAAGTAACAACGCTCCACAGCAGAGCCGTGCCATTTGTGGACAATGCTTTATTTGCATTGCCCGTTTGGCTTGGCAATAGCGCAGCAATTGCAGCGGCTGCAGTCGTTTGACCCGTTCCACCGTTAGTGATTGGTGTGACGCCACCGGATTCAAAACCAGCCGGATCTAAAACACCAACCGTAATCCAAGCGGTATTTGCAGCGTTGCGGATTTTCCAAACTGGCGGGCTGCTACTTGTATCAACCCAGGGCTGAAATGCAACAGTTGTCGTCGGTGCAGAAGGCCCAGAGCTTTGGCTATAAAGCGCAGCAAGATTGTCGTTAATATCTGCGCGAACAGTCGGGAATGTTGCGTTCTGTACGACTTGATCGCTTTGGGCCATTACAGTGCTCGACCGTATCCAGTCGCAGTGTAACTGAAACCGCTATTTGTCGCTCCTGTAAGCGTTGCCGTAAATCCTGTTCCCGTGACGCTACTCAACGTCACATAACCATCCGCCCCAAGGTCTGTTGGAGTAATGACAACATCAGGAGTTTGGTAGAACGCATTGTTAAACGTCACCGCACCACCCGACGTACCAGTGCCAGTCTCTGTGCGCCGCCGCAGTTGGAGCGTTGCACCAAGCTGATCAGCCGCGACGTTGATGTTCGAGCTTGTTGTGGTTAGTTGTGCTTTGATCTGGATGCCGCGACCTTGAATCACACCTGCAACAAACTCAGTCCATGGCCCCCAAGTTGGTGAACCTGCTGGATCGTCATCCGTTGTTCGCACGTAAGTCACCGTATTGACCGCATCTGAACTCGTCCCATCAAAGAAGCCAGTGGCGTCGTCAAAAAGTCCAGCGTAATCGTCGAACAATGTTCCCGTTTGAACCGTGGGGCGACTAAGAATTGTGCGGCGAATAATCGTGTCATAAACCGCACCAAAGTCAAAAGTATCTTTGTAGATGTATTCAGCCTGCCCATCAACTTCAAAGTAAAAATCAACGGCATAACCCAACGCAACATAAATGTCAGGCTCTAGCACTAGCGCTGTTTCAGCTACGTCATATGCACAGTTAACAGCCGTTCCGTCAAACGGCGGAGACAAGCTTTGCTCTGCATAGGTTTTGACCGTCAGCAGTGCGTCAGGATCAGGTAGTGCAACCTCATAACCAACTGCGTTGACAGAACGATTGCCAAGGAAATCTTCGGCTTTGACAAAATACGTTCCAGCAAGTAGTGGCACTTGCTTTTGGGTGGATGCACCAGAAACGCCGTCAACAATGCGGTTGCTGCTATTCCACTCAGCACTAGCCAAAGGTCTTGGATCGTGGCGAATAATGATGCGCCCACCAAGTTGCACGTCTAGCTCATCGACCTGATCCCAAGACAAAATTGCCAGCGTGTCAGTCGTAGGCGTCAGGCTTAGATCAACGATGTCAGCCGGTGGTGCGCCAAGACCTTGAACCGTGTAATTAGCAAGAGCAGGTTTGCTGAACAGAATGCCGCTACCGCTAACGGCACTGACTTGGATTTGATAGTTACCTGGCTTAGCGTCAAGAATGTCTAGCGTGGTGCCCTGAATGATTTCTTCAGTAAAGTTGTCGTCTTCGTGGCGGTAGCGAACGCGGAATTTCTTGGTGGTTTGGCCGCTGGGAACGCGCCAGTGCCACGTAATCTTGATGGCTACTCTGCCGTTCAATACGAATTGAACTTCCTTGGTTGGTTCCGTTCCACCCAGAGGAATTGTCTCTAGTACCTCAAGGTCTTCTGGTGGTTCTGGGATAACGTCTAAGTTTGTCGCGTCACGCTGTTGGAGTTCTTCGCCATCTTCAACGTAAGCGTATTTACCCTCGTTATACGAAACGGCATTGATGGTATAGAGCATTTGATCTTGCTCTTCAATTGCAAGCACGCGCCATAGTGTTGGCTGAATGTTATTAACGCCCAGACCAAGGGTTTCAAGCATCCAAATACTGTTGACGTTTGGCGTGACACTAAACGTCCCGACAATCGTAATAACACCACCAGCGATAGTGCTGATGTCCTTGGTTTCAGACGTGCCGTCTGGCAAGATGACGTGCAGCTTGCTACCTGAACCAAAGTTCAAGTCGGTGCTTGCCGTGTCGTCAACAGTGATTGAATTGCTAGTCGCAGCACTGATTCGCCCTGCTTTACGTTCGCCAGCAACAACAGGATCAGCAATCTGAATCACCATGCCAGGCCGGACAACCTGCCCAGCATCAAGGCTTGACGTAAACGAGACGACTTCTTTCTCGTACTTGTCAGAGTACAAAATCCATTTACCTATCCTTGCCGCTTGACCGCGACTGGTGCAGGCAAACGCATCAAACTCTTTACGCACCACGCCGTATTTTGCGATGCCATCATGATCTTCAACTACCTCGTAGGCTTTATCTTTGAGGTCAATATCGAGATAGCTAACCACAACAACGGTGGGGCGAGTTTTTAGACTGCTGCCGCTATAGGTAAAACCATCCTCTGTGACATTGGCCATCGTGAATAGATAGGCCGGATCCCGTGGTGCGTCTTGTGCAATCGTCAGGCTGCCTGAACTCCAGAAGCCCTGACAACGCATGACTGACAACAGGTCGTTAATAAGCTTGAAAGATTCTTCGGCTGTTTGAATCGTGGTGTTGCAGCTGAAGCGGGCTTCCGTTCCACCAAAACCGTCATCAACCAATTCGTTGCTGTATTTTGACGCTGCAAAAAACGCCCACTTATCAAGCTGAGAGATGTCAATATGATTACCGAAACCGTATCGTGTGCTGGTCAGCAAATCCCATAAAATCCACGCTGGACAGGCGCACCATGTTGCAGCAGCAAATGTTCCGTCCCAAACAAAATTCTGCGGATAGATAATCCTGCCATTGTCAGGGTCAACAGTAACGCCATTGGGGATCTTGACCTTGATGCCTTTAATCAGATATTTGCGCGATGGGATGCTGTTGAATTGCTCAGCATCAACACGCAACCCGACAAGTGCGCTATTTGGGTAAGTAAGCTTTGCCCACTTGATTTCCGTAAGGCTTGTCCAGCTAAAAGCGTTAGTCAGCAGCGAGTTACTGCTATCGCCCGTGATGCGCTCAACCTTGACATCGACGTTGTCAGTAGGGTTTGGTCGCTCCAGTTCAATCAAATAATCTTTTTGGTATAGATCAGCAGTGCGGCCACTGATCCTGTCGTTGACAACCTCTATAAAACCTGCATTTGCGTACTGCAGATAGATTTTTAGCCGGACAGAAGTGCCTTCGGTGTCTCCAGTTTCGTTGTCGATCTTTTGCAGCGATGGGATTGATATTGTGATTCTTACTGCATCAACCTCATCGTCCGTAATGCTTTCTATGATCGGGACGGATTGCGCGACAGGGCGATTCACCGGACGCTCGTTTTCCGTCCCAGGGGTCAGAGGAATGTGCTCTTGGCTTTGCGTACCGTTGCGGGTGTAAACAGTAACGTCTTCAAAGTTAAAGTCGCCGGTTGCGCCTTCCAGCTGGGTGTTGTTTAGAAAAATCGATTTGTTTCCGTCAACTAAACCTTCAATTTCGCCTTCTGAAATCAAGTCAATGACGTTTGCATACTGCCTTGAATCAAGAGAATCAGGCGTAGTTTTAGGTGAGCGGCTACTGCCACCACCACCGCCGCCTTTGCCGCCACCGCCGCCAGCACCGATAATCGTTGTCATGTCCTTACCTGAACGGTGTCGATGCCAGCAGAGATAACAACGCTGCCAGTCAGAGTCTTACCGTAAACGATAGGAACAGGCGTGCCACCACGGCTTGTGTTTTGTACGCCAGAAAATGAATATGACTTGCGTGGATCCTGTTCAGTATCTGGGCCTTGCGGAGTTGCAGGTACTGGAGAGATAGCTTGAGCAATGCCAGTTAATAAAAGACCTGCACCAATAAAAAACAACGCAGATGATCCCCAAGCAGCGCCCGTTCCACCAAAAATACCGAGACCGGCAGCGCCTCCAGCTCCAGCAAAAGCAGTGCCGCCAAAGCTCACAAACGAAAGAGCAACCAATGCAACACCGGCAAGAATAGTCAAACCAGCATTACCACCAGCGCCAACGACTACTGGAACGATTTTGATCTCTTCTTGCCCAACAGGAAAATGCAACTCGTCCAGTGTCAGTGCACGTTCGCCCACCAGCACTCTGTAATGCTGATCAGCCATGTGTTCTTCTAATGCGGGAAAATTTGCAATTAACATTCGCACTACTTCTGCTGTAGTGCTTAAGTCTGCCTCCAGTACGGTTCGGCCAACGAACTTGGCAAGCTGCCCGTAAAGTCTGACCTTACGCAACATGACGCAGCCGCCTCCCTGTCACCGATTGTAGCCAGCCACCGTAAATATCTCTACTGCTCAACCGTCCTGCAAGGTGATGTAGCACCATGCCATCACCGATGAATACGGCGCAGTGATTTAAGCCTTTGCCGTTAATCTGCATCAACAGCAAGTCGCCACGCTCCAGTGGTTCGTTTTCAGCCAATTGGCGGAATCCTGTTGCAGCCCAGGCACCGTCAAACATAGGCGCATTCATGAACAGTTCTGGTGTTGCAGGGCGATCCCAATCGCGCAGCATGATTCCTTGTTCTGCGTACCAGTCACGTGCCAAAGTCCAGCAATCATTGACGGCCCAAGTCCATTGCCTACCAATCAAGGGAGCCTTGTAGCCGCAAGGGCAGTATTCGCCCCAAGTTTCAATTCGTGGGTTGACAATGTACCAAGGGAGGCCGTGTTTTTCTGCTGAAACTCGATCGGCTTCGCTGGCAACTGGTGCGGTATGCGGATGGCTGTGAACAATGCCGATAATTTCACCAGCGTCTGATGCAGCAGCGTAATCCTCAGGATTCAGCACGAACATGCTTTCCATGTTGTGCGCCATGTTGCGGCATGGCCAGTACCGCTCACGACCTTTAACGACAACGACCAAACCGACTGACTCCCAAGGATCGCGGTCTTTAGCGTCTTGTAATGCAGCGTCGCGCCAAGTCATGCGAAGAAAGTGCCAATACCGGGATAGCCGCCAAATGGCAGCTCATTGTTCTCACCAAATCTAGCTTCGCAGCTACTCTGCCTCTTGCCGCAAACATCCTCAGATGTATTTACAACAGGGTTATCATTAGCGTCAAAATAGTTGGTGCCTGTGTAACCGCACTCTGCAGATCGATACACCCATTGGCAACGACTGATGCACTGACGCTTAGGTGCGCGAACACCTGCAAGGTCAAATGCACTGGCAAGTTCAAACTCGACTAAGTTTCGATTTTCGGTTGACTTGCGGTCAACGTAATAGACCTCAGTAGGAAATAATGCAGTTGGATCGGGCGTGCCGTAAGGATTCCCCGATTCCACAAAGCCGACTATGAGGACGCCGTCTTGAGTTATCAGGCTGTCTCCACTTTGCGTTGTTAGTTCTGATCCTGGCGTACCAAAATTTGCGTCATCGATATAACGCGCCAAGGTGCGGAGCCGCGTCACCTTGGCACCTTCTAAACCGTTGGGCAGTGTTGCTAGCAGTGCCGTAATCGTGCTGAAGATGTTGCTGACCCTTAGCGTTGGCCTTGGCAAACTGCCTTGGCCAGAATACGCAAAACCCTCAGCTTCAATCGGTAGGGCTATGTATGGTATCCCACCAAAGACCAAGTTATTGCCGGTGTCTGGTTTGGCGCCGTTGTGGAAATAGTAAGTCTGGTTTACACCGTGCTGGTTGGCGTTTAGTTCGAGCTGAAATAGCTCAATGATCGCAGTCGGATTGATTCCCTGCAGCTCACCAGTTATCGCCGCACTGGATTCGGTGTCGGTATAACCGACATCCCAGTAACCGGAGACAACGTAAGCCATGTTCAGCTAACTACAGCTTTAATAATCGCAAAGCCAATTACGATTGCTTCAGATAGCGCACCACCAGTAATGTTGCGGACATTGATGCTTGCAGAACCTGATCCAGCCTGAGCGTTCAGTAGGTACGCCCCAGCAGTGCCTCCGCTGACGTGATTGAGAACAATGATGTCGGTAGCAACGATCTCAGTGTTGGTCAGCGTGAAAGTCACGGTTGTGTCAGCAGCAAGCGCTGCTGCGTTCATTGTGATTTGACCGCACTTTTTGCTAAGGGTTACACCCGTGCTTTTGCTGGTGGCTTGCGTTTCTGCGCCGCCTTCGCCCGCTACGTAACCAGCTTTATCTGTATTAAGGTTGGTGAAGTTGGCATCAACTTCGGTGTGAGTGAGTGGTGAGCCTTTGCCAGCCCTGGTGACAATAGTGCTCATGGCTCAAATACTTGGCGGAATGTTGCTTGTATCGTAGCTCGATTCAGGTACGGAATTGATTTTGACCATTCAGAGCAAATCCATTTATAGGGTGTTGCTGTCCCAGGCGGCGTCCAATCAAAAGCAGCGTTATCAGCAGCACGCGCATCAAGGAACGTCTCAATTGTGTCAGCATCCGTTTCCGACACAACAAAAA